GTTTGATGTTATCAAAGCAAATGAGAAGGGATTAAGAAATATTGTAGCTTTAGGTAGCGGAAATATGACTCCCTATCAATTTTCCATCATTAGCAGATACACTAATAACATATTTTTGTTATTAGATAATGATGAGGCTGGTGTAAAAGGCAGAAAAGCCATAATTAAAAAGTATGGTTCACTAGCTAATATTCGTGATTTTTATTTATCTGATGAGTACAAAGATGTTGACGAATTCTTTTCAGCGAATGAGTTAAGTGATCTTACTTTTAAGGTAAAGGGATAATAGTAGTGATAACTATCAATATCAGAATCTATGTATAAAACCTTATAATAGTTATGATATATTTGTACAAAATAAGCAACATTGTTAATGGTAAAATGTATATAGGTCAAACTAATAATCCAAATTTACGATGGTCACAGCATAAATCTAATGCTAAGTATAATAGAGGGAATCAAGTTATAACTAGAGCTATAACTAAATATGGACAAGATAAGTTTACATTTGAAGTAATAGCATTTTGTTTAACAAAAGAAAATGCTGATTTGTCAGAACAAGATATTATAATACAATATGATTGCCTTGATCCAATGAAAGGTTATAATATTGCTGCTGGCGGCAATACTTCTGTAAAAACTAAAGAAGTCTTACAAAAAATTTCTGATGGTCTTAAAAAACATTATGAAACTAATGATGGCTGGAATAAAGGCGGTACTCTTTCAGAAGAGTGGAAGCATAATATATCCATTGCCTCTATAGGTAAAGAGGGTACAAACATTGGTAAAAAATTTAATGATGATTGGAAAATTAAAATGTCCAAGTCATCATCTGGAAAAGATAAAAAATCAAGACGAAGGTTCTCTGATGAGGTTGAAAAGGAAATATGTGAATTATATGTTAATGAAAACAAATCTACATATTTTTTAGAAAAGAAATATTTATGTAATAGGTCTGTTATTAAGTCTATATTAATTCGAAACAGTATAGAAATAAGAATATCGAATTATACTGGACACTCTAATGGTAAAAATATTTTTACCATTGAACAAGAAATAGAAATATGTAAAAAATATATTGCTGGCAACATATCTAGATCAGAACTAGCCAGACAATTTAATTGTGGAAAAACAACGATAAGGGATATGTTGTTGAAACACAATATTAGACTATAAGGAACAATATGGAAAAGAGACAGAATCGCTCAGATAAGTACCAATATGTACTCCTCGAAACAGTATGTAGTAATGATATGATGGAAGCTTTTTGTAATGAAGATAGTATTTACAATAGACTTAATCCTAATCATTATGATGAAGATCTAATGAATCTGGAGGATAAGCTTAAAGTTGAATTTTGGAGAGTCGTAGATACGTTGTTAACCACAAGGCAGAGAGAAGTTATTAGACTTTATGCAGATGGCTATACTCAAATGGAGATTGCTAAAATGCTTCATGTCAATCAATCTCTATTACTAAGTCTTTGAATGGTAATGTTGATTACAAAAACGGCAAAAAAATCTACGGTGGGGCGAGAAAAAAAATTAGAAAGATCATAGAAAATGATGATAAGATCAAAGAAATTCTGGATCAGATGTCAGCAGTTCGTGACGAAAAGTGGTAAGAAAAATAGGTGTTAGCCCGTAAGGCGATATATGAAGCAATGTTTAAAATGTAATAAAACTAAAAATGATGATTGTTATGTTGTCCAAAGTAAAGCTAGTGATGGTCTTTTTCCATGGTGTAAGGAATGTCACAAAGAATATAGAAAAAGTAAATATAACGAAGACAAGCGGAAAAGTTTAAATTATACAAATAGTAAGCGCAAATTACGTATTAAATGGCTTCAAGAATTAAAATCGAATACACCATGTACTGATTGTAAAGAAATTTATGATCCATGGTGTATGGATTTTGATCACATTGCATCTCTTGGCGAAAAAGTAAGTGGTGTTTCAAGGATGGTATTAGAAAATAGATCAAAAGATTCAATTTTGGAAGAAATTAAAAAATGTGAATTGGTTTGTTTACTGTGTCACAATAGAAGGACTAATAATAGATTGAATGATACGCTAGGCAGCACTAGAAAATATGGGTTGCATGAGCAAAGAAATATTGATGTGATCAATAAATTCAAAAATAATCAATGCTCTATTTGCAGTAAACAATATGAAACGTTTAATATGCAATGTGATCATATCAATCCATCAGAAAAATTATTTGATATTAGTGCTTTAAAAAGCCGAAAGCTTGAAACATTAGAATTAGAACTAGCTAAATGTCAGGTTTTATGTGCATTATGCCATAGACAAAAATCTATTAATGAACAAAAATATAATAAATATAGTTCTGATAGACCAAAGTTCGTAAAGAAAAAGGAATTGCATTTCGACCCAATTACCGATACGAAAGAATGTGGTAAATGTAATCTTATGAAACATAGGTCTCTATTCCGTTTAAATAAGAATACAATATCAAAAATGGACACTTATTGTAAAGAGTGTTTTAATGTTTATAGAAAAGAGAATAGGCGTAAGAAGAAAATGTAATGATATAGTATGGCTGAACCCAAAGAGGTGCAAGAGCACTTAGGAGTCAGCCATGCTAAGAATAATAGAAACATTTAATAATTTACCACAAGCATATCAAGTAGACCCAGATTCCAATTTCGAACCTGGGCAAATCGGCTCTTTAAGAGTCAGGAGCGGTAATGTTGTTGTCGGTATATCTGATGGATTGCATCCAGAAGGTATTATCGATGACATCAAAACCGAGAAATATAGGACTGTCAAGTGGGAAGAAGAGATAATTGCTAGTGTAGAAGACTTTGGAATGAAAGATTCTGCCGTTACTACAGCTAAAGATATTAAGTGCCAACTTGAAAAGTCTCACATAATTGTAAAATCATTTATTTCAACTGTACCTGTTACATTAATTCCTATGAATGGAGTGGTTATTATTCCAGCAGGTACAATATGTAATCATGTATTAGATACGAGTAATAATTTTGCTAATGCAATACGATTTAGCTGTAATTATGCTTATAATATTCCAGCAAATTATGATGATAGTACTGTCAGTAGCGGTAGAGTTACTGTATGGAATAAAATGATGATTGCTGAAACTGACATGTTTGACACAACTGCCAAATACGATAGATACTCTAGTTTGTATACTATCAATGGGTTATTAACTACCAATAGACCTAGCTATGAGTGTAAATGTATTGGTTTTGTTCTTAACGAACCAAAAAGTAACTATGCTGTGGTTAGATTTATGTTTGATCCAGAAGGTAAAGTACAAACGGGTAGTAAATGAGAACTAAAGTAGACAAAGCTATCAGTCTAATGAAAGTCCTAGAAATTCCATATACTGGTATTCTAAATAATAAGACTGAAGACGGTAAGTATCATATTACAAGCTCAGTTAAGGTTGAGGCATTGTATGACATTCTTATGGATGAAGAAAAATTAAAGATTATACTGTCTAAGCTAAAGAACAAAGCGTTCTGGTGACGATATAGAACTATCAATATAGGTAATAAATTATGAGATAGTATCAATATTTCTCTATCTATAATGAAACATATTCTATTTAATGGGAGACGTAATGTCAAATTTCAAGATCGATTACTCAGGCTTAGCTGACAGAGTTACTAAGAGAGCCTACAAATTAGAAGATGTCAAAAACCAAATTGAGAAGGTAGCCTTCGATATCGTCCGTTTCAAAGATGGTGATAAGGGTGCTGACTTATGGCAAGTACAAAGTGCAGACGATGGTGAACAATACATCGTATCTTTATATGAACTAGAGGCTGAGGTTAAGACTTCTGCTGACTGGAGTGTTACTATTAGTAAAACTGCGGGTGAAATTCAAGTTTCATATAAAGGTGACCCTTTGGTAAGAATTGCATCCTCTAGACTTGGTATTCCAGTAAGCGAACTACATAAGGTAGAGAGCTATTTGCCATCAAAATTGGCAGAAAACAAGAAATTAGTTAAGGCTCTACTAAATGAGCTTAACAAATCAGCTAAAGAAGAAGTATTAAGTAAATACCCTGAGTTGGTCTAATTATATAGAATAGGTGTTAAATGAGCCTCGACAAAATGAAACAAATGGTTACTTCTCTAGCTAATAGAATAGAGAACAGTGAAAAGATAGCCGTCCCATTATTGGCTGCCAAATTAGCTAAGTGTTCAGAAGCCTATCCACATGACCAAACAATTGGTTCAATGTCTAGGGTTATTGAAAAAATGGCTTCAAACAATTCTCTTTTCATCAGCAAAGCGGATTTACAGTCATTATACACAAAACTTTATTCAAACAACACAAAGTTCGCTAAATTATTTGAATCTGAACTAGGTGGTGATATTAGTTATGAGCCTGCTCGTAAAGAGTATGCTCGTGACGAAGCAACAGAGTTGAATACATATCAAGTTGGTGATTCAATCTTAGCAAATGCTTTAAACAGCGTTTTCGATAAGACAATCCCATTGAAAATGTATTCTCAAGAAGTTGCTAACAAAGCAATGAACTCAGTTGCATCTGTTTTAGACTCATCTAATTTAAATCCAACAACATTAACTGTTGATAATGGGAGTGATAAGTTTATCGTTGTTAGAGCTAGTTATGAAACCCCAAAGGGAGTAACTAGTTTTTATGTACCAGTAGAAGTAAGTGGTAATAAAATTGCAGAAGCTTCTGTATTTATGGGTAATTCAGGTCCACAAGAGATTACTTATGCTAATCTAAAAAGATATCTTACCACGACCGCAGGCATGAAGCTAAAAGTCACAGCATCTATGGTTCTAGACGCTCTTACAAAGGCATCTTCAGAGAATAGAGTTGTCAGTGATGCTGAGATGGCTTTAATCAAATTAAATGCCACCAGAGAAGGCAAGTCTGAATTCTTCCAAAATCAAGTTGTAGGATTAAAAGTATCCGAAGCATCTGCAAAAGATGTGGAACTTCCAAAATCTAATGAATTTGAATCATTCGAAAAGAAGTTTAACTCACCTCAAGGTCTTGCAACCTTTCAATTTGGTGCAGAAACACTTAAAACCGCAAGAGATTCAGTTGCTAGAGATGTAGTCGGATTTGGCTATAAGAATCCACAAATTACTGTTACTGGTAGCGACGAAAAGACTGTATTTTATGGCGTTTCATTAGATGCAGGCAAAGTTGCTTTTACCGTACCAGTTAAAATTGCTGGTGGTAAAATTAGTAAACCAAATGTAATGTTATGTCAAGGTTCAGTATCTACTTTCAATAAGGATAGCATCAATGCACTTTATGTCAATAACCAAACTGACTATAAAGTAGCTGCTGCTGCATCACCATTGTTTGGTCTTAAGCCAAGTGATTTAGTAAATAGTATTAGAACAGCATTGAGTGAAGGTAATCATTCTAAAGCTGAAGATGCTCTTAATGTATTAGCTCAAGCTGGCGATGTTAAGGCATATGCAGCAGGTTTCGGTGTCTATATGAGTGGTTTATCTAATAAGACAGCATCGGCTCCAGAGCCAAGTTGTGCAATGATTGTAAAAAGCTCAGTAAGTGAACATGTAATGTGTGGACATACAGGATTACCAGTTCATAAAGTTTATCAAGATCAACATGGTAACTGTCGCCCTCTTTACAGAAGAGGAATGGACGAGACCTATGAATGTGCTAGTTTCATGAACGCTAAAATTCTTGGATAAAAAATGAAGATATACAGAGGATAAAAAATGAAAATATACAGATTAGCACAACAATTAGACGCTAAGTACAACTTAATGTCTCAAGCAAAAGATCCAGATGAAGATAAGCCTTTCGTAAGTAATCCTGGTATAGAGAAAAAGAAATCTATAGAAGAAATTAATACTGCAAGAGTTGATAGGGCATTAGCCTCATGTAAACTTGAATTAAGAGATGCTGTCTCCAACTATATTCATGCTAAAAGTGGTACTAGAGCAAATTCTGTTTTAGAGAATCTTGCCAATTATCAAGAACCACTATCTATGTACCTAATTAATGGTTTTACAGAACTTCACGAAAATTTTGATCATTACACGCCAGAAAAAATTTATAGTGGTCTTACTGGCTTGCATTCTATGTTAAATAGAAAAAGTGTGAATGAAGCTAAAGATAAAATAAAAAGCCTTGTAATAAATCCTGCTAGAAGAAAAGAGTACGAAACTAATTTTGAAGCAGTTACATCTACATTATCTTCAATAGTAAATAGAATAAGTATTCCATTACATAATGCTTTGCTTAAACCAAATGAATTTGGATCAGATACTGGAGTATTGGCTCGTGAAAGAGTTGCTCCATTAACACATAAAATAATGGAATTTGTTAAGTTTCATCCAGCCGCTAAAAAGATAGGTATTGAATCTGAAAAAATGCTTTCAGAATTGTTTCAAGGTGAAGACGGTGGCGCTTGGAAAGAGAGATTTATTACTTATATGAATGCTGCAACAAGTAATAAGAAAAATCCAAGAGATCGAGTAGCCCTTCATCAACAAGCAATGAAGATCAATGAACAACTTGCTGCTAAGAAACGTAATTCTAGTTTAGACTTTAAAGCCACTATGCCAGGTAGGCAAGATGATGATATTGAAAAACTTAAAGCTCGCCAAAAGAAAATTCAAGATAATCAACCTGAAGTAGATCGTGCTTTCAGAATGAAAAGAGATATTGCAAACGAATTGGAAGATAAGTATCAAACTGATAAACTTCAAGAAGAAGAGGATGCAGTCGCATTACGTCATAATTATCTTAATGGTCCACAGGAAAGTAGAATGCCAGTAATAGATGAAGAAGCTCTTGAGAAGAAATATTCAAATATGTCATTTGAACAATGGTATAAAAGAGGTAGCAAATGAGAATAGCTGAAATGTTGCAAGCAATTGCAGGTTGGTTAGAGAGTTCAGAGAATGAAGCTATTCTTTTGGCTGAATATGATGAAGATTGCCTTAAAATAGTTGCTGAATCATGTGTTGAAGCTGCATCTGCTTTACATAAAGCTGCTCAAATGGTCGATTCTATCGAACCACAAGAAGAATCTAAGATTACTCCAGAAGCTTTAGATAAATTAGCTGATTTAGCTGCTGCATTCGATGCTTCAGGTGATGAAGAGCTACAAAAACAAGCATCAGTAATCGATGAATTACTTCTATCAGTAGCTTCACCTCCAGGTGCTATGTCAGAAAGAAAGATGTCTGACGACAAAAAGATCGAAGATCTTAAAAAAAAATATGAAGACCCTCGTAAAGCCTTAGAAGAGAGTAATAAAATTGCTGAATCTAATAAAGCTATTGAAAAAAGTAAGATGACCAAAGAGTATAGGATCATGGAAGCTCCTCTTAGTGCTAGGGGATGTCCAGATCATGCTGGTGGTCAATTAGCTCGCGTTGGTGAAAACATGTGGCAATGTGAAATGGATAAGAAAATTTACAATTTCGCCACAGGATTTGAATTAGCCAATGGTAATAAAGTTCCTGGTGGTGATGTATCATTACAAACTCAAGAAATTGATATACCTAATACCAATACTTTCGATAGCAGAGAGAGTAGACTAAATTCAAATAGGGATTAATTATGACTTATACAAAGATAAAGAAGCTAGCAAATGAGATCAATAATAAAATAACTCAAAGATTTTCTGATACAATAGATTGGAAAGCATTAGATAGTCAATATACTGTATTATTTGATCCAATTTTTGATGGCTTAAATGAAGCGGCATATTTTCTTGATAGTGAAAGGCATTCTGTAGTAATTGATCATAGGGAGCTTAAAGCTTCAATCACAGAAAAATTAGATCCTGCATTAGATGCTATTAACAGCGTTATTCTTTTCTTATATGAAATGAAGAATAATCCAATGTTACAATTAATTTCAGATAATATTGTTTTTAGAATTAAAAGGCTGAACGTTCTTGCTGAAGCAATAAAAGTTGCTCAAGAGGCAAAAAATGGAATCAAATATAATTTACAATTGATAAGCAGGATTTATGAGGCTATAAATAAAGTAACTAGTATTTTAGATTTCAAGAG